ATGTGGCCGGAGATTGCAGCAGCAGAGGTCGTACTTCCCAAAACAAATCCGGTGCTAGCACTTGATCCGCCTGTGGCACTGGAGGTGTTCACAGTAACTCCAGTAGAAACGTAGCCAGTCGATACGATTCCGCTGCTAATTCCAATTTGTATCTGAATCTCGCTGGCGCCACTCGTGCTCACCCCATTAAACATTACCGTAATGCGCCGCACCCATGACGGAATGCCGGTGAAATCAATGTTGGTCCCACTGGTCGATGCCTGAGCGGTGGCAGAAACAATCGCGCTGTTGATACCGTTGACAACAAAGGTGCCAGTTCCATCAGGCAAAGACAGGGTTCGGCTGGAATTTGAGTTTGGAGATGCAATGGTGAACGTACCCGTTCCGCTTGCATTGCCTTCAATAGCGATCTTGCTCATCTTTGATCCTTACAGAACCAGCCAACGCTGACCTGAAGATACGGTCACAGTCACGCCAGAGTCTACTGTCATCGGTCCTACGCTCATTGCGTTCTGACCAGATGCAACCGTGTAGCTTGCTGCAACCGTTGTGCTGTTGATTATTAGACCGTTTGTCGATACAGAAGCAGATGCCTGCAACTCACCAGTGGAGGGCTTGTAGAGGTATTTGGCATTGCTTGTGTAGATGACCGTTGGCGTTCCAGAAGTTGCAGCAGCAAACAGCGGATACAGGTTGGTCGATGTGCTGGTGTCGTTGGTGATTGATGCACCGGCATTGACCGTAGCCCACGATGTGTTCGTGCCATCAGTGGTCAGGTACTTGCCAGACTGAGATGACTGACTAGGCGCAAGAGCGTTAAACGCAGCATTGGCCGTTGTCTGTCCCGTACCGCCATTGCCAATAGGTAGCGTGCCGGTCACTTGAGTGGTGAGATCAACACCAGACAGAGTGCCACCAAGCGTCAAGTTGCCGCTAGACGTAACCGTGCCACTCAGAGTGATACCGTTTACAGTGCCAGTTCCACCAACAGAGGTGACCGTGCCAACGTACTGATCGTTCGATGTGATCGTAAAGTTTGGGTACGTTCCGCTAATGCTGGTTGTGCCTGCTCCCGTAAGAGCGACAGTTTGATCTGGAGCAGTATTCGTGATCGTGAAGTTGGGATACGTTCCAGATGTGCTGATCCCAGTGCCAGCAGTAAGAGCAACAGTCTGATCCGGTGCGCTATTGGTGATCACACCTGTCGAAGTGCTGTAGCTAATGCCTGTGCCAGCACTCAGAGCAGAACGCGCACGAGAGTCCAGATAGTATTGATTTGTGCCCTCGTTGATGTTTGTGGTGGTAAGCACCACAGCACCAGTTTGAGAGTTGACAGAGGTCACCAAGTTGGATTGGTCGATCTTCTGCCAGACCGTTCCGTTGAACATCAGCCAATCACCGATCTGCCAATCAGTGATGCCGTCTAGGTTCGTAGATCCTGCCGTCGCAACAATGTAGTAGTAGCCGTTTGTACCAACACCAGACGCTAGAGTCGGCGTGTTGCTCGATGCGTTCCAAGTGCCCTGGTAGCTCAAGCCACCAGCAACTGATGCCCACGACAGCACAGAGCCATTAGTGGTGAGGAACTTGCCTCCTTGACCAGTTTGGCTAGGGATCAGGTTGTTGATTTGTGTCTGAAGGCTGGCCAATGTGTCAAGCACTGATTGACTAGTGCCGCCACCATTGGTAATCACCTTGATCTTCTCAGCGAGATCAGGCGCAACTACCTCACCGACATTGATTGTCCTGCCGCTCGACAGGCTAATGATCAAACTACCGTCAAAGTCGATGTGCGCGTCAGTTACTGATACGCCATCTTCACCGTCTTTGCCATCACGGCCATTCAGCCCGTCTTTGCCCTTTGGACCCATCGGCCCCATAGAGCCATCGCGGCCATCACGGCCATTAGCGCCGTTCCTTCCATCTTTCCCATCTTTGCCGTCCTTGATAGACCTGACGCGAGACTCGATCTTGTTGCCAAGGTCATCGTATCTGTCGCGTATATCAGACTCAATCTTCTTGAGAGCCTGAATGACCAGTTGGGCGTTCTCGCCAACCTTCTGTTTCTGTAGCTCCCGCGTCTTCTGGACAGATTCGCGGATAGACATCAGAACAGCCTTCTGCTGTTCCTCCGTCATCCCCTTAAGAATCAGTTGTTTGGCGAGGCTTTCAACGTCCATTGCTCAACTCCCTGGACAATTCTTCCAAGAAGTCTTCTTCCATGCCGGTTACCTTGTTCTTTTTCTCGGCCATCTGGAGTTCGACGATCTTAGACTTGTTTTTGATGTCTGCCTCTTTGAGCATCAACTCGGCAATCTTAACCCGCTTGTCAAACTCGCTAGCCTCTTGACCTTGCGGCAGGTTCGTAGTCGTCGAAGCGATGACTTTGGCCTGTACCTCTTGCGGCATAAGTTGCGCTTCAGTGAGCAATTTCTGCGCTTCAGCACGATTCTTCTCGGCCTGGGTCGTTTTGTCAGCGATCTGAGCCTGAGCCGCTTGCAACTCCAACTGCCGTGCCGCCATAGCCATTTGCTGGGCTTCTGGATCGGGCTGCGACATCTGATCAAGGGCTGCGATCAACTCATACCTGTTGGACAAGCTGGAGTTGTTCAGGATGCCCTTCAAAATCAGCGGAAGAACCGGCGTATTCGGTCCCAAAGTCTGCAGCAGACCGATGAATTGCTGCTGCTCGTACTCACGAGCAATGATGCCCAAGGTTGCAGTCGGGATGAACTTCATATCCACACTCGGATACCGTTCAGAATCGAACTGCATGTACCTAAACGCTGCCTTCTGGATAAACGGGATCAAGAAATCCTCTTGGAAGTTCACCAGAGTGCGCTTGTACTTCTTGATGATCGTCGCAACGGCGGTGGACATTGCCTGCCCATCTCGCGCACCGTTCGTGACCATTCCCTGGCTGTCCAGAGTACCCGTCGCTTGCAGCAACATGCGCTCAAATTCTTGGGCGGTACGCAGGTTATCAGGGCTTGTCTGGCCAAACTTGAAGGGATACAGGATCTCGGCAGGGTTGCCGTTGACCATGAACGCCTTACCTGGTTTTACTTCAAACCTAGCACCCCTCGGAAGGCGCGTAGCGTCCATGCCCATCATCGGAGCAGTCGTCAGAGCCAGCGAATCCAGGTGCGAACGGATCTGGGCATCGATAGCCTTCTGCATGTTGTAGGACTTTTCAACAGTCCCACGGCCAAGCAAGCGGTTAGGCACGGTATCGTCCTGGTACGAGATGACCGGACGATCCTTCATCATGTACGGGTTCTCTTCTGCCTTCAGAAGCATCGAACCGTTGGCGATAACCACAATAGCCTCGACCATATCGGTGTAGTCTTCAGCCACGGAGTCGTCAGGAAACAGCACAACCGTCTCGGTGTCCTTCTCCTGAAGATATTCACGCGGCACGAGACCATAGTAGGTCAGCAGCAGAACCTTCTCGTCTTGGTACTGGCTAGGCTCTTGGGTCGGCTCAAGATCGGAATCCTCGTAGGTAGTTCCGATGTTGACCTTCTTGTAGATGCCTTTTTCAATGCCTTCGACGACTTTGTGGATCGAGACATACTTTTCGATGGCCACGCCCATGCAGTCGTCAATAGACGTACCGTTGGGGTCAAACAGGAAGTTTTTCGGGTTGACCGGGTTGAGCTTGACAGCCATCCGGTTCTTTTCAATCACACCAATGGCGGCTTGTCCAGGCTGACCAGGGATAGGCTGGGTTGCTGGCTCAAAGATCTTCTCGGTCTTGACGATGATCTCGCCAATGCCAGTTCCGTAGATCTCGGCCATCAACTCAATCTGATCGATAGACTTGCGGATCTTGTCCTGTTTGAAGTCCTCCATGAGCTGCGCCTTGAGGATAGACACATCGAGAGGATTGCCGTTCACATCCCTAAGATCATCTTGGATGTCAAAGAACTCGCCCTGGCCAAAAATCGCCTCCATGATCTCGGCATGGCGGGTTTCGACGGCTTGTTGGGTAGCAGGAGTGACGATGCGGGAACGCTCGGAGTCACGAACC